TCAACTCTTTTATTAAGTTCGTGCTTTGCTTTGTTACTAGGTATTTTTGTGATAGCATTATTTGTATACCGAAGTTTATGCTATCTGCGCCTTTTGTAACGCCTTTTATTTGTTGCCCTGTTCTTCGTATTTCTTCAATGCTTTTAGGTTCGCTACTATCTGCGTATGCTATTACGTTTTTTTGTAGCTTATTTGCTATGTCGCTATTTATTAACCCCGTTTGGTAGCACACTTCGTTTAGTATTCTTTGCCCGTTGTAATTGTAAACTTCTATAATACTTGTAGGGTCGTTACTATAACCGAAGTCTAAGCCGTAACCAAGTAAACGCGCTTCAGGTGGTACTATGTCTATTTGTTGCCAGTTGCTAAATACTACACCCTCTAACATACCTACTAAGCCTTCACCGTATACACGCCACCAATTAGCCCAGTATGTGCTTGTTGTGGCTTTTAAGCGGTTCTTTTCTATTTCGCGTACTATTCGTTTGTCTAGTGCTTCGTTGTCCTTATACGTAAGAATTAAGAAGTCTGTGTCGGGTTCGTCTTTTAGTTCGGTGTGTACCCAAAATTCGTTAGCAGGGTTAAAGTCTAAGAATACTTCGCGCTTTGTTCGTATAGCAAGTTCGTTGTAACTTTCAAACTCTATGTTGTTACATTCGTTAATATACAATATGTCACGCCTTGCCCCGCGTAACTTACTGCTATCGTCTGCGCTGAAGAACTCTATATAACTACCGTTGCCGAACTCATAACGTAACAAAGACTTATTAAACCTTTCGTCAAAATAACGGTTGGTAGTTTTCATTATAGTTAAGAAGTCTTTTAACGCACCCCTTCGCAAGTGTGGTATACTTTCAGCTACTACGCTAATTTCTAGTAAGGGTTTGTTAGCAGCTTTAGAAATTAATACGGGTAAAATACCAAACGTTTTACCCGCACTTGTGCCTCCTTGAATTATTTTAACGCGTTTCTTTAACGCTATTATTTTATTAATCGCCGTCGTCCGTAGTAACATCGGGAAATAAAGGTTGTTCTATGTTCGTTTGTTCTATTTGTTGAAGTGGTGCGCCGTAGCCACTATCCATTAACGCTTTGTATGCGTTTACGTCACCGTCCCTTGCTTTTTTAATAATTGCTAAAGTTATTAAGTCTTCTTGTGACATATTTTCTTGTTCGCCCGTAATAGGGTTCTTTAGGTTTTGATTAACTTCTAACCAATAACGTGCTATTGTGGCGCGTCCTTTTGCCCCTTTAGGTCTTCCGTTAGGGTTTCCGCTTTCGCCTTTTTCCCAAGCTGGTTTTAAATTATCTTCTTTTGCCATAATCGGTGTAATTTCGGTGTTTACTTTATTAATTCTCCGTTGCGCTTAATTTCTAAACTCGGGTCTAGTTTTTTCATTCGGTCAATTATTACTTGGCAATATTTAGGGTCTAATTCCATTCCGTAACATTTGCGGTTTAGTTGGTGCGCTGCTACCATTGTTGAGCCTGAACCTAAAAAGCCGTCCGCAACTATTTCGTTTTCTTTTGAACTATTTTGAATTAATGGTGCTAATAATAAAATTGGTTTCATTGTCGGGTGTTCTGCGCTTCGGTGTGGTTTATCGCAATGTATTATTGTTGACTTGGTTTTATCGCTTAACATTTCAGTTAGCATTTTTTTCATTTCGTCTTTGGTTAATTTATTTACATTTATAGTGTCTTCAATAACCGTTGTATGCGTTCTTTCGTTTGTAAAATAATGCGCTGCTCCTTCCTTCCATCCGTATAAACATAATTCGTGTTTCCATTGGTAATCTTGCCTTCCTAATACCATTGTATTTTTAACCCATACTAAATATTGTTTTAATAAAAGTCCTGAATTTATCATCGCGGTTGAAAAGTTTACGGTTTCCGTTGACGCGTGAAAAACATACCAAGCTCCGCCCTTTTTTGTATAGCTTCCCAATGCAGTATAAAAGTCGTATAAAAATTGATAAAAACTTAAGTTGTTCATATTGTCATTTTGTATTGTCAAAGCGTCTTTTGTTTTTCCTTCGTAATCTATATTGTAAGGCGGGTCAGTCATAACCATATCGCAAAGTTTCTCATCCATTACTTTTTGCCAAGTGTCTACTTGTGTACTATCCCCACAAAGCAATCTATGTTCGCCTATCTCGAATAAGTCGCCTATTACTATGTCGGTATTTATTTCGTTTGGTATTTCGTAATTGTCTTCTTCAGCTTCAAGTTCTTCAACGCTTAAATCAATCGGTAAATCTAAACCCCAATCGTCTAACTTTTCCGCGTCCCATTCATTTGCTAAACTATCCCAGTCCCATTCACCAAAACCTACGTTATCTTTTATTAAGAATTCGTTTTTTTGTTCCTCCGTCCATTCGTCTGCTATTATAATTGGTATTTCTTTTAACCCTATCTCTTTGCACGCTTTTAAACGCATATTGCCACCTAAGACTACGTATTTGTTATCTACGTCTGTAAAAACGATTAAAGGTCGTTTATTTAGCATATCAGGAAACTCCTTTATAGAAGTAACTAACTTTTGAAATTTTCCGTCTTTTATTAGTCTTGGGTTCTTAGGGTTGGGTTTAACCTCACTTATTTTAACTATTTGCATCACTGGCTTGTTTAAAGTAGTTTAAAAATTCGTCTTCCGTTAGTTCTTCTACTCCTAAGAAATTGTCGCACTCGGTTTGTAAATACATTATATGGCACTTCTTTTTTTCTAAAGTGCGTTTCATTAACTCAGCGTATTCTTTTACGTCTTTGCCGTAGTCTATTAAGTAGTATTTATTGTCCGTACTCATCGTGTAAAGTTTTTAATTTTAACAACATATCACGTAAACAACTTCCGCAGCTTGTAGGTTGCTGTTTCTTTTTAAATACTCTATTGTATATTTTTATTAGTTCTCTTTGTTCACTTGGTTTTAGTTGGTTTCGTGTTTCGCTAAACCACCATACCAAATATTGGTATTCGTCTTCTTGTAAACATTCAGGTTTTACATACGGAAAAAGTTTGTTTAACTTTTCTTTGCGTTCGTCGCAACCGCAGTCTTCACCCATTACCCACTTCGCTAATTTAGCAACACCAGTAACTTCTAATATTTGTTCGATGCTGTCGCCAAGCCCTTCAGCTTGTTTTTTTCTTCTTGCCATTTTTTTAATATTAATTCGTAGTCTTTGTTTTTATAGTCTTGGTAGTCTTCACCTACATTTTCTTTTAAGCGTTCCTTGCAATGTTTTAAAGTTTGAAATATAGACTTAGTACTTATAGTAGTTTCTTTGCTTAGTTCACGTATAGACTTACCAGTCTTTTTGTATAAGTCAAATAACATTTTGTCGTACCAATGCCACCCTTCTACTTCGTTGTTTATAAGTCTTATTATTTCTTCGTAGCATTCGTGTTTTTCTACGCTGTACGGTTCGCATTCTAATTGCCCTATTTCTTCTATGCTTACCTTCGGGTGCTTTGCTTTGTACTTTTCAAAGTCTATGTACATATTCCTTAAAACAAAATAAACGTAACTTTTATTTACGTTGCCATTTGTTATTATTGATTCGGGTTTGCAGTACTTTAAAATTCGTAGGTATGTTTCCTGTACTATGTCTTCAGCGTAGAAGTGTTCACCAAAGCCATTTACTATACTTACGTATTCTTTATGGTGTTTAGCAACTATTCCTAGCCATTTCATATAAACAAATGTATGATTAATTTTTAAACATACAATAGACGTAATTATAAACAAATAGTTGTTAACAAAAAACCCACTATAAAAGTGGGCTTCGACCGTCTAGGTAATATTGCTTACAAACGTATTTGTCTATTTTTTGTAAGGTGGTTAAACTTACGTCTTTTCCTTCTAAGAACTTATCTAAGTTGTACTGGTGAAACTTATCCCCTTTTAGCTTTATTTCTTGTACTATTTGGTTTCGTGTTTTTCTACGCAGTAACTCCGTTAGAAGTCTTCGTAGCGTGTAGTCATCTATGTACATAACTAAAAAGGTAAGTCATTTGTTTCTTCAGGCTTAATCCATTTGCCTGTAGCTTGTATAGGTTGTTCCGCTTTTTTGTACGGTTCAGAAATCTTTGCAGAAAAGTAACTTACACCTTTAGCACTTTGTTTAACCCATAACGCTATTTCTTTGTCCTGTCCGTCTACGTTAATAGTTCCGCGATAGTCGGGGTGGTTTTCCGCTTTTTTGTTTTCGTTCTTGAAAATTGCACCGCTGTTTACTTTTGTTTCCATTTTATATTTATTTAGATTGTTTGTATTAATTGATTGTAGTATTCTCGTGCTAACTCTATTTTCTCTTGTATTTGCCATATTACCGTTTCGTCACGTTCTACTTTAAATACTTTGATTCGTCTTTCGTTATGTATGTGGTCGAAGTTATGCTTCTTTTGTACGAACTCCCGCACCTCAACGTCTTCTTCTATTTTTTGCAGTCGCCAGTGTTCACGCCTTACTTCGTCTTCTACTATTTCAAAAGGTGTGTTCATTAAGCAATAACAAAGTAACGATTCAGTCTTGCCCGTTAGCCACATATAACCCTGTAACTGGTAGTAGTAGTCTTTGTTAGGTATTTCGCTATCAAAAAACGGAAACGTAGTAGCGTCCCAAGAACATTTTACATCTAAAAGTATTTCTTTCGTGTTTACGTCAGGCACCCCCGTTATATAGTCGTTTTCAAAGCGTTCTTCGTTCTTGTAAATAAAGCCTAATTCTAACATTTCGTTGACAAAACTTATAGCTTCGTCTTCTACTTGGTTTCCTTTGTCCGTGTACCTGCTCCAGAACTCTTTGCGTATGCCGTAGGTGTGTTCTAAAACAAGTTCCTGAATGTAAGTCTTAGCAGTCTGCGAAAGGCTCTCCCCTTTACTTCGGGGGATAGCCATTAGTTTGCCTATTTGTGATGCGCGTATTTTCATAACTTAGTTATTGTTGCCAGTTGGGATGCGTCTAAGTCAAACTTTTCTATAAGTTGGTCTATGTCATATTCACCGTTTTTAATTGCTTCAATAGCTTTAGAAAAACGTACATCATCAATTTTATTTTTCTTTTGTTTAGGTTCGTGTTTTTCTACCTTTACCTGTTCGCCTCCAGCATCCGTGTCTTTGTCCGTTACAAGTCCTAAAGCAGAACTTAACGCATACCTACGAAAGTATGTTACACCACTACCAAAAGACTGAAAGTCATTCATACCTTTTAACTGAACGTAAGGTATTAACGTGCTACTCTCTAAACTTTCACCGCTTTCAACGTGAAAAAGTATTGTTACTAAGTAGTGACGTTCTTCGTTAGTATTGATTAACTGCGTAAAGCCTAATCCGTGTTTTTGTAATAACGGGTTAATCACTTCAAAGATTTTTGGTAAGTCAGCAAATTGGTAGCCATAACCTTGACTATTTTTCATTATAACTGGCACTTCTTGTTGGAACGATGCCAACGCTTTAAATAAATGTTTCATAATAAATGGTTTTAATTATAAGCAAACCTAATCATTATATTTCAATATACAACTATTTTTGGAAAAATTCATTCAATGGTAGTAATATTCCTTTACTGCTATTAGCGTCACCGCCTAAAACATCGCGAGTAGTCTTTAGGTATTTACGGCAAAGGCTTCTTAGTTCGTCTTTTTCTACCATTACAAAGTGTTTTTCGCTTAACCAATAACAATAGTAGTCTGCTTCGCTTGTAGCTATTCCTGAAGGCTTATTTCGACTTTCGTATTCTACA